GTACTCCAGCACCTCGCGGACGTTGCCCGTGTGGATGCGGTCGCCAGCGCGGAGCGTCATGCCATTGGCAGCCGCCGCACGAATCAGCAGTTGCTGAATGCCAAGCCGGCCGCCGAATTCGCGATGGGCCGCGTCCAAGGTTTTTTCATCGAACGCCTTGTCGATGTTTTGCAATCGCAGCCGCTGGCAAACCGCCGCCGCGATGACATCGCCATTGACATCCCGCTGGCTGGCGTGAATGGCCGGAGCCGACGGCCGCGATCCGCGAACGATTGCCAACTGCGACTTGGCGATGATTTCGCCAGCTTTCGCCCGGTAGGTGTCAGCCGACAATCGATTGCGGGCGGCCTTCGCCTTCAAGTCGCCGAGGGCCTTGCGGGCCGTCTTCTTCGCTTCGGCAAGGATCGCAGCCGGAGCGTCGTCTTCGATCGAAAGCAGTTCGCCATCCAGCGAATCCAAGGCGTCAGCGTGCGCGGCTCGAATATCGACGGCATCCCATGCGGCGCCGGCCTGCATGGTGTCGTTCTTGTACTCGGCCTGCACCGTGTCTTCCTGCTTCATTTCGGCATTCGCGGCCGGGGCGGCAGGGGCCGCGCCTTGCAGCGCAGCATAGGCCGCCTTGTAGGCGTCCATCTGCTCCGCCGATAGCGATTCCATCACCACGCCCAACGACTTCAACCAGTCCTCGAAACTCATGCTAATTGCTCCTCTTATTCGCGCGGCACTCGCCGCAATTCTCACACTCGTCGATTCATCCGCACCGCGCGGGACAAATGCTACTCCGTACAGATAGCCCGTCCTGGCGATGATCGCCGGGCCGGTGATTGTTTGGCCGTTTACCGTCGCCTGCTGACCTGCTGGCAGCCTCTCCAGCTTGTCAGGCGACACTTCCACCGAGGCCTGAAACGGAAATCCGCCAGCGGTCGCGCTCTCCACAACTTGGTCGCGGGATTCGCTGGCGTAGCTCAGCGAGCCGGCCAGCACAAGCCGCGTCCCGTCGTTGTCGATTGCGGTTACGTGCCCGACTGGATCGGTTGATTCGTGGTTCAAATTGGCGACCACGCTCGGAGCGGCCTCTAGCCCGCGAAGGTCAATGACAATCGGGTCTTCGTAGCCATCGACATACATCGGCCCGCCGTTGTAGGCGACCATCGAAAACGTGGGCACCTTACCGCCCGCCGCCGCCTGGATGTCTGGCTTGGATCGCAGTCGGACGCGTTTAGGCATTGCCGGTTGCCCCCATTTGCTGGACGGCCAACTGTGTCGCCGATTGCGTCTGCGCGTTCTCCCGCTGCACTTGGGCCTGCTCGATCGACCCCAGTTGGTTTGTCGCGTTGAAGATCGCCAGCCGCAATAGTTCCTTCATCTTGCCGACGTCAACGCCATAATCGCTCGCCATGGCTTCGACGGCGGAATCGTAGTCGTCGCCAGCCTCCGCGTAGACTTGCCGCAGTGTCGTCGTGCCGTTGCGAAGTTTCGTGTTGACGGCTGAGGCTTCGCTGGTAATGTCGGCAACGGGGTGATTTGGCCAATCCCATGATCGCTCGGGCGGATTGCGTGGATCGCCAAACCCGAACACCAGTGCGGCCTCACGCCACCATTGGACAAATAGCTTGTCCAGGACACAGTCTTCGCAGTCAGCCCGCTCGATATCGACGCCCGCGAAGTAGGGCTGGAAATCGAGCCGGCCGCTGGCGTAGTTCGATTGTGAACTGTCGCAAGCCGCCATATTATAGGGCATGTTCTTCGGCCGCGCCTGCTCCGAAATTTGTGCCCGATTGAAGCTGTCGTAGCTTGTGTTCGGATGTTGGGCCTGCATTTGCTCAGCCCTGTATCCCATCGGCAGCGCCGCCATCATGCGGCGTTCAATGGGGAGCGTCGAAAACGGGGCGACCGGCTCCGCGTCACCCGGTGGCATTTCGGTATAGAGCAGCGCCGCAAAGCTTGCCGCCGTCTCCGCTGCCGATACGGTCGCCTCTCGCCATCGCCGACTAGACGCTCCGACTTGCATAGTGCTCTTGCATTCGGGGACACCGCGATGTTGCTGCGGCCTTCTCATCGCGAACCAATGCAGCACGTAGCGGGCGGCCACTTGCTTTGGCTCTTGATAGTAGACAGCCCATTGCGAACCCGGATGCTGCGGCAAAATATCGTAAGTCAGCGGATTGCCAAACTCGTCAAACGCCACGCCGTCGATAACGCCTTCGCGACGATATGGAACGTAAGGAGTAGTCACCTGATCGCACTCGATCGGCACGACATCCAGCTTGACCGAATGGCTTACCCGAGGGTTGGCGGTGACCACACCGAACGATTCGCCATCGACCAGTTTGGCATGAGCGGCTGTCCACAGTTTGCGACGTAGTTGGACGGCCTTAGACCACTTCCGCCACTCCGCGTTGATCCGCAAGTCGAGCGACCGACTGCCGGTCTTGCAGGCGAGCGTAGGCCCCATGCCGACGAGGAAATTGGCGTGAGTCTGCGCGATGCCGTCGGCGTAGCCGTTGTTCGCGGCCTCGTATCGCGACCGCTTAACGAGCCGAGTGCGAACGCCCTTGCTATTGGCCGAGTCCGCGTCGTAAGCGTCGGTGTTCGCCCAATAGTTCTGGAACTCGACCGAATCGCTGGCCGCGTCGTATTTTGCTTGGATGTCCGGCCGCTTGGGCCTTTGCGGCGCTTCGCGGACGATGCCGAGATAACGATCGGTGCTCGACCCGATGGCAATCACTAGCCACCTCCCGGCGGCTTGAGTCGCGCGAACCGCAAGCCAAAGCCCTTGGACGATGCGGATGCTTGTCCGGCGGCCTTGGCAGCTAGGTAGCGATCGGCTTCGATTTGGGCACTGATCGACTGCGCGGCCACCGTCTGCGAGCCAACGGTTACGCTGGCCGGCTGCTTAGCCGTGCTTTCGATTGCGTCTGCGATCGTTTGTGGAGTCGTCATTGACCCCAACTATCCCAATCGGTCCCCGCGTAGTCAAATCATTTTGGGGTGGGGTACTATATGCGGGATGATCGTCGGAAAATTTCTTCTGGTCGGCTTCTATTGGCACCTCGCGCGTATGTAGTACCTGCTTGCAGTTGCGACAGAATCGCCGCCTACGCCGCTCCTGCCGGCCTGCCACAAAATACGAATCCTCAACACGCCAGTCTCGGCAGCCGCAACGCGGGCAGTCCCATCCGTCGCCGCCGGTTGCCTGTGCCGCTAGCTCGCCGAGGGTAGGTCTGCGGATCACCTCATCGTCCATGTCACCGCCCCTTTCGCAATTGATCGAGTGTTGGCCGTGCCTGCGACCAATCGCGATGCTTGCGGTCGCTGACGCCCACGCCTCCCAGCTCGACACCCGACACACTCGCCGCCACGGCAGCGCCGACAACGCAGTCGAATAGATGGTTGTCCGGCCTGCCTGGCCGCTGCTGCCATTCGTCGCATTCACGACCGCGACCGGTTGTTCGGGTGCGATATTCGGCGGTCAGGTGCTCGCTAATCATCCTGTGCCGCGTCGGATCATGGCCCCACAAGCTTAGCGAACCGCCGCCGCCGATAGGAGTCGCGAAGCGGCTGTAGACGAACGACTTCCAATAGTTCGAGTCGAACAAAACGTATCGCACCGCTCGCCGTCCTGCGACGTTTGGCATTCGCCAGTTGTGGCCCAGCAAATCACCTTGCCGCCGCTTGTATTCGCTAAACGGGGCGGATCGTGCGCCGACGTATTTGCCGTGCGATGGCAACAATAATTGACCATGCCGACTGCCGGCGCAGAATCCGTAAATCGTGTCGCTCTCGAAATTGGCGTCGATCTGTAGCCGCTCGATCCGCAATTGCGCCCCGTCTTCCCGTCTCCACTGGCGAGCCAGTAGGTCAGTCGTGAGGTTTGTTAGTCCGGCGTGAATCGACGATTCTTTGCCGCCGGCGTTTAGCTTGGCAAGCTTAACTCGAAGATCCGCATAGGCGAAATACTGCTCGCCCTGCTCAGGGTACGCGCCGTAGTCGAGCACGTAGCCCGTGAAGCTAGGCTCCCACCCGACGACCGCGTAATACAGCGCATCCTGCTGGACGTCGATCATGCCAGTGACATGCTGCACGTTGATCGGACAGACACCCCGTTCGCGTCCGTTAATCTTGCCCGCGAAGTCCGCCGCCGTCGCGCCGGCATCAACGCCAAGGTTGTCGGGCTTCGGATCGTTCTGGTATTCCGAAAGAAACGCCTCCTCGTTCCGCAGCCGAAGATTGTAGGCACTTTGCAACGCCGAGCACTCATCGGGGCGAAAGCGGTCTGGCCACGCCACGACTGCGCCGGCGTGCATGGCCTCGTAATGCTCGCGCACGAACTCGGTCGCCATCGACACGCCCTTGCCGGATCGCAGCGAGTCTAGCCGGATTTCGCGGTACTGCTCCCACAGCTGCTTAGCTTGTTCGCCTGCTGGCCACTCATACACCATTT